GATACTATAAAACTAGGAGCTGCTATTGGTGCTGGAAGGGTCGTTCAATTCCTTCCAACACTAAATGCTTCAATACGAAAAGCAACTCCTTGCACATGGATGATAGCAAGTAATCTCCTTCCAAAGGGGGTTGGTGAAAAAAAGTTACGCCCTTTATTCGCTTTACATCCTGATCCACGTCAATGGAATACAGAACTCTTTTCCAAAGGCTGTAGTGGATGGACATCTGATACATTAGATAATCTTTTAAAAACATTACCTACCGTGTTAAAATGGTGCACAACTATATATCCGGACTGGGTCCCTGCTGCTACTGCTCCTGCTACTGCTCCTGCTACTGCTCCTCCTTCTACACGCCATATTGCATTTACAGGGGTTCGCCCCGACGCTCTCCTTCAAGAACGCATGACAGCATCAGGGTGGGTATTATCTGACCTCACAAAGAAAACTATTCTTCTGGTCACTGCTGATATTTCACCTGAAACAGGGAAAATTCAACTTGCCAAAAAATGGGGTATTGAGATTTGTAACATATCCGACTTTCGCAGCCGCTGTTAGATGGACAGAAGCGTTAAGGCTGTAGTAAAGCCTAAGATGGATATGAAAACATTTCAATGGATGTTACAACCACTTCTTATCCTGGTAGGGGTTGTATTGATAATAATAGGGTTTCTTACTGTATTTGATATATTACCAACAGATGAACCTTCTACAAGCGTTTCTCTTCAAAAACAATTAGAAGAAACGCCCTATACTCAAACAGTTGCATTTCCTATACAATCTATACCACGCAATCAACAATACCTTGTTAATTTTTCACCCATCACAGGATATCTTGCGGGGTATATTGGACCTGAAAAAGGTGGTGTTTTTAACCCAACTATGTACCTAACAACAGCATTTAAAGCGGGTATTCGTTCATTTGTATTACCCATTAGCACGTACAATGATAATAATAAAACTCCTGAGAGTGGATGGCCATATTCAGGAAATCCTGCGGTTGTATGTCGTGATGAAAGTGGAACAATTATAAGTACAAATGGAATGTCTGTGCGTCAATTTGTAGAAGCTATTCTTCAGAATCGTGGTGTTCATAGTTATTATGAACAAGAACCCATCTATCTATTTTTAGAAGAAGTAACAAACTATGTGCCAGATAAAGTAAAAGACGAAAATAACTATGTTTCTTTTATGAATAAAATTGCGGCTGATTTATCAGCACTTGATAGTACAAATTTACGTATACTTCGATTTGATGATTTTGGTGAGCTTGGTTCTCTTATAGGTGGTGAAAGAGAAAGAGAACTCTTAACAATGATTCCCGTTGAACATTTTTATAATAAAATAATCATAAGCACTAATTTTAATACAAGGCTTGTACATAAATCAGCATATAAGAACCATCCAAAAACACTTCATGAATATGTTAATTTTATATACAAACCAATGTCAGACACAAATACAACAAATAATGCGAGTAAGAATATATCTATGAATGATATTCGTGGAAGTCAAATAAATTGGCTAGCTGCGTCCCAGGCAACTCTTTATATTGCCGAGAATCCTTCACCTCTTAGTATACCCGATGCATCATCTGTATCTAGAGCATTGAGTCAAGGTATACAAATTATACCCATACCTTTCTTATTTAATAAACTGACTGATACAAAAGAAGTATTTGCCTTATGGAAAGCGACAAGTGCTCTTGTAAAACCAGTTGGGAATGCTCAGGATAATCTTTTTACAAAGCCCGAACCAATTGTTCCTTCACAGCCAAATGAAAAAATGAATGCGCGTGTAAGTCCCCAGCATCAACCAGGCCAACTTGTAATAAGTTAAAATATCACCCTATATAAAATGGAAGATGGGAAAGTAGAATTAAAAAGTCCTCTACTCGAAAAACCTCTTATCCTAAAGCAATTTGAACGGTTAGATAACGCGATTGAGAAAGCCAAAAAAAGGATTGATTATACAACAGCCAATGATGCCGATCTTCAAAAGGCAATTGAAATTGTAGAAAGGTTCCTTCGTAGAAAAAGGAGAGTATGTTATGGTGGACAAGCTATAAACGCCCTTTTATCAAAAGAAAGGCAGTTCTATGATGAACGATATTCTATACCCGACTATGATTTTTTTACACCTAACTTTGAAGAAGACACAGAGGAATTGATGGAAGAACTAAGTAAAGAAGGCTTTGATGATGTAAATAAGAAATTAAGTGTTCATGATAGTACAAGTAAAATTCTTATAAATTTTATTCCAGTAGCTGATTGAACAGATTTAAATATAAAACTTTTTAAAATAATGCAAAAGAGGGCAAAAAGTATAAATGGGATTTTATATGCTGACCCCGATATCCTACGAATGCTTATGTATTTAGAACTAAGTCGTCCACGTGGACAAGTAGATCGTTTTAAAAAAGTCTTTGAAAGACTCACACTCTTAAATGATGAATATCCCCCACCTTCGTGTAGGCAAAATATAGAAGTTGCATCCAATATTCAAAAAGAGGAAAGGGAATCCATTTTAGCTTTTTGTATAAAACGAAAAAGAGTTTTATGTGACCCAATGTGTATTCACCTTATGGAAAAAGGAGATGGAACATCTTCTATGGAAGAGATGATACAGTATGGGGGCCCTATTATTATGTTAAGCCCTCAAGCAAAATTGGATGGAGAAGATATATCAGATATTTTAAAATCTCTTCATAAGGGAAAAGGAAAAGCAGATGTTCATGAAGAAATCACTCCATCAACAGATCTTCTTAATTATACTACTGTAAAATATGGGGGAAGAGCAATTGCCCTTTTATTTCAAGAAGAAGCATGTCATTCTTATAGTAATCTACATTTATCAAATAACCAGAGCATTCGAACAGCAACACATGATTTAATGTTACAAATTTACTATTCTATACATATATATGGAACAAAGGAAAAGGTATTTTTTCAAACTCCTATTTACTGCCTTATAGGGAAGTTACATGATGTTGAACAAAAAGCTAGAAATAAACCAACCGCCTATGTTCCAGCATTTGCATTACAATGTTCAGGTCATCAACAGGGAATAGCAACCCTCTTGAAAGAACGAGCTATAAGGACAGAAAAAGAGAAGGAAAAAGGAAAAACGCAAAGACATGGGCAAGGACAAGGGCATGGACAAGGACAAGGACAATCACACAATACACATAAAACAAGAAAATTACATCGCTGAACCAATATTTACATCATGAACTATAGAACCATCATTTATCTTTTGTTGTTTCTCAGCAATTATATTAATAGATTCCTTGGCGGAAGCAAGATATGGAGCCAGATCAATCGTTGGACTGATTCCTTTCCCGCTTAATGTAGTATTTCGAGTATTTATAATAGCATCTAAGAGTTTCGTTACAAGTGCTTGGTCATTTTTCTTCTTCACAATAATTTCATCTGTCAGGCTTTTAGTTGCTATATCTTTAAATCGATCCAATACCCGGGAAGACTTTTCCATACTACGTGTATCGGCAACTGTCGGAGGAAACAAACCTGTAAAGTTTTCATATATATTTCCACCCGCCATAACAATAGCTTGGTCCATTTTATCAAACTCAGCATCGGTCTTTGTAGGCTCTGCTTTGAGAGCTGCATTTATATTATCAACTCGCCTCTTTAATTCCTTCTTTGCATATAAAATCATAAATACAACTCTTGAACCAAAATCAACTGGCACTGTCTGTAAAAATGCAATCCAGTCATCAACCGTCGCTCCTTCCACTGGATATTTTAATAGAGGACATGAAAGAGGACCTCCCGGTATTTTAATTGCTAATGCTTTTTCAACACGAAGGATTGCTTCTGATTCTGATACATGAGATAATGCTATCTCATTTTTCTTCATAAATTCACGAATCACTGAATATATGTTACATATATCTTCTATATTCATAGGGTCTAATACAGCCCTTATTTGGGAAGGAATTGTATCTTTTGACGTAAATCCCTCTTTCTTATGAAGAGAAACAGGAGTATAATATGCATTTACAATATTTAATCCAAATATAATCACGCAAAATACAATAGATAATCCAATAAAGAAGATTGTCCCTGCCTCCATTTCTAGAGCAAGAGGAGATTAAGAGAAATGTCTGCCTGTATTTCCTGTCCGGTGCCTGTTTTAAATGGGGCCTCAGCAAATTCTGAAGGAGGACGTCTTGCTCGGAGAATGAAAGGACATTGTTATAAAGGAAATGTAACAACTATCCCGGATACTCCCTTTTGTAAAGTAATGCAACCGCCTGGGCAAAGTATTACGCCAGTTCAAAGTATACGTGTCAACAGTATGTGTAATGTAGTTAGTACAAGTCGTTTGACACAAGACTATGTTAAAAGTTTATTAGCAGCAAAAGATGTAAGGGGTAAAAATTATGTGACAGAAGGCACTCGTATTGCTGCTTTAGAAGCATCTAGTGCTATATGTTCTCCACCTGACCCATTGTCTTTGCGTATAAAACCTACAGATTATACATTTCTTCCCACACCTCCTCCACCTGGCCCCCCTGCAAGATGTGCTTTAACAAAAAATCAAAAGTTCTAAGATTAGAATGCCTACTGCTGTTCGTGATGCATCGTCTGTAACAACAAGAAATCGTAATATAGCTGAATTTAGTTATTATCAAGCCTGGCAAAAGCAGACGATGAATTCGTCCGGGTCTACAAATTTAGCCATACGTAGCCCTGTAGTTAGTGGGGCAAATCTTCTATCAGAAGTAATTCAAGGTGGTATCGCTACAAACGCATTTAACAATGAACTAATCAAACAAGGGGCAAATCCCAGTCTCTTTTCTACACTTGGATATGACGCAAATGTAGCACTTTATCCACCCAATCCTAGCTCTGGAGGCGCAGGTAGACATTTTTAGAAGAATTATATATAATATTTAATTTAATCGCTGTGCAATTAAATTAAATAATGAATGTCAGTGATGTGAATGTATCAAACATATTAGTACTGCCCATTTG